CCTGAACAAGGCGCGACTGCACGACGAAGCTGAGAAGGCAAAGAAAACTCAGCAGACGTTCCAGCAAGCCCAGCAGGCCAGACCCGTGACGCGAGTCGGGGGCACGAGTGGAAGCGCAGCGCGCCAAACCACGAATGCAACCGGTGACGCGCTAAGCACGCAGGAGTGGATGAAGCGGGAAGCGGAGCGGGTGCGCAAGCAGCGCGGATAGCGCCCCACCCATCCAAGGACACCCCAACTAAATGACTCAGACCATTCTCACCCCGACGCAGGTGACGCGCAAGGCGCTTGCCATCCTGCATCAGAAGCTCCGCTTTATTGGCACCATCAATCGCCAGTATGACGACAGCTTCGCCAAGAGCGGCGCCAAAATCGGCGACAGCCTGAAAATCCGCACCCCAAACCAATACACGGTCCGTACCGGCCGCATTCTGGACGTGCAGGAAACGCAGGAATCCAGCGTTACGCTTCAGGTCGCCACCCAGAAGGGCGTTGACCTCAACTTCACCTCCAACGAGCTGACGCTGAGCCTGGACGACTTCTCTGAGCGCATCCTTGACCCGGCCATGGCCGTGCTGGCTGCGGCCATTGAAGACGACGCCCTCGGCACCATGCGCAAGACTGTCTACAACCAGGCCAACAACACGGCGGCGGCTATCACCTTCGCCAACGTTCTGGCCGGCCGCAAGAAGCTGGTTGACAACCTCGCTCCCGATGGCAACCGCACCGCCCTGTTGTCGTCCAACGACAACGCCGGTCTGGTGGATGCGCTTAAGGGCCTGTTCAACGACCAGTCGCGCCTTGCCAAGCAGTACCGCGAAGGTGTGATGGGTAACACGGCGGGCTTCGACTTCATGGAGTCCACCCACCTGTCCACGCAGACGCGCGGTTCGGGCGATGCCAACTATGTTTGCAACACCTCGACCGGCATCACCTCGGGCAGCGCAACCGTCGCCGTAACAGCCGGCACCGGCACCATCAAGGAAGGCGAGGTCTTCACCATCGCCGGCGTCAATATGGTGCACCCGGAAACCAAGGCCGACACCGGCATCTTGCAACAGTTTGTTCAGACCACCGACTATGCCGGCGGCGCGGGCAACCTGACTGTTTCGCCCATCCCCGTTACCTCGGGCGCGACGCAGAATGTCGTCATCAACTCTGCCGGCGCCTCCAAGGCCGTGACCATCGCGGGCACCGCCTCGACCAACTACGGGCAGTCGATGGTCTATCACAAGGACGCCTTCGCGTTTGCGACCGCCGACCTTGTGATGCCAAAGGGTGTTGACTTCGCCGCCCGCGAGGTCTTCGACGGCGTTTCGATCCGTGTTGTTCGTCAGTACGACATCAACAACGATCAGTTCCCGTGCCGCCTCGACGTTCTCTACGGCTACAAGCCGCTGCGCCCGCAGTTGGCTTGCCGCCTGGCGAACCTGGCTGCTTCCTAACCCCTCAATCATAAGGATAAAACAATGAGCAAGCAGCTCAGCGACGGCAATCCCGATGGAACCATTTTGGGCCAGTCCGCGACGGACAAGATCGGGTTCTTCGGCAAGACGGGCCGCGTGCAGGTGACTTTCATCGCCTCGCTCGGCACCACTTCCACCACCACAAGCGTCAAAACGGCCCTGAACAAAGTCCGCGCGGCGCTGATTAACTTGGGGCTGATGGCGGCCTCGTGAAGGTCCATTGGGTCGCGCACGGCTCAGTTTCAAATGACGTGCGCGACACCAATGCCATGCAAGTAGCGGCGCTCGGGTTGCCTGCCCATAAAGCAGGCCCTGGGCGCCGACTTGCGGTGGTAGGTGGCGGGCCTTCTATTGCTGACCATGTTGACGAACTCCGCGCCTGGGGCGGCGAAATCTGGGCGGTAAACGGGACGGTCAACTGGTGTCTGGACAACGGCATTGACGCAGCCTTCTACACTATAGATGCCTCACCGCCCGAAAACTGGACTTGCCGGCTAGACCGCATCAGGCGTGCAGTTTTGAGCGTGGAGTGTTCGCCACCCCTTATACACGCACTTGGTGCTGCGCATATATCCCTTCTTCCGAAGGATGAGGCAGGGCCAACGTCTGCGGCTGGCGCAACTCTTCACGGCTTGAATTGCGGTTATCGTGAAATCCACTTTTTTGGCTGTGAATCCAGCTTCCAGGGGAATACCCACGCTTACGACACACACCCAGTTGCTGACTGGATTGACGTTGACATAGGCGGCGGACGGTTCAGGACGAAACCTGAATTTGCCGAACAGGCGCAAGTTCTGTCCGAAGTTATAAGGTTAGCCCCAACCGTATTCTTCGACCGCAGCGGTGGGCTTCTTTCCGCAATGGTCGCGCATGGCACTGACCATGACGTGTACCAAGTATCAAATTCTCTCTATGCGCTGATGCAGGATTGTGCACGCGCCCAAGCGCAGGCTGAATAATGGCTATCGGCACCTACGCCCAGCTCCAGACGGCAATCGCCAACTGGATCAACAGGGCTGACCTGACCGCGCGCATCCCCGAGTTTATTGCTTTGGGGGAGGCTCGACTAAACCGCAATTTGCGTCTGCGAATGATGGGGTCAGACCAAAGCCTGACGGGCTCGGTTGGGTCGCGCGCTATCACCCTACCCAGTGGGTTTCTTGAGCCCATGAACCTCTGGCAGGAGGAAACGACGGGCCGGCGGGAATTGCGCTTTGTTCTTCCCGAACTAATGACAACGAATGCCACTGACGGCCAGCCCGATTACTGGACCGTTGATGGGGCTAACGTCAAATTCGAGCGGGAATTGGACGAAGCCTACAGCTTCACATTGAGAATGCTTCAGTCATTTGCGCTTTCCGACAGCGCAACGACGAATTGGCTCCTAACAAATTATCCAGATGCCTACCTCGCTGCTTCGCTAGCAGAGGCTTTCACTTACGTCATGGACGCCGAACGTGAAGCCTACTGGCTTCAGCGTTACCGGGTCGCCGTTGACGAAATCAACGACCACGAGGCCCGCACCAAGGCAGGGGCGACGCTCTCTGTCGATCTTGGGCTGCTCTACGCCCGACAAAACTTCGACATTTACCGAGGCTAACGCATGAAGTTTCTAAAACCGCTCCTAGCCGCCCTTCTGCCCTGCGTCTTCATCGGCGTACTGGCGTGGGCTCAGGACACTACCACCACCAATCTTGGTCTGACAAAGATCGAGGTCGGTGCATCCGAAGACACTTGGGGGACCAAGCTTAACACCAACGCCGAGACGAGTGACGCCCTGTTTGCCGCCGCTGGTTCCGGAACGTCGGTGGGATTGAACGTCGGCTCCGGAAAAACCCTAACGCTTGCTGGCACCGGGACGGTTACGGGCACGCTCAACGCCACCCCGGCCACCGCTGTAAACGTCACAGACTCGACCTTTTCCGTCAAAGACAATTCCGACAACACGAAAATTGCCCAGTTCCAGCTTTCGGGCATCACCACGGGCACCACCCGCACCTGGACGTTTCCCGACGCCACCGACACCTTTGTCGGCCTGACCGCCACTCAGACGCTTACCAACAAGACACTTACCAACCCGGTTCTCGGCACGGCTACGGCGACAAAGATTGCTGCCTCTGGGACCGGGATCGGCACTGCGGGCACGTTCTCGGCAAGTGGAGCCGGAAGGGTTGGCTATACGATCAAGACCACTTCCGGATCACTGCCGGCCGATAGCAGGGCATGGCAACTTTACTCCTCTGGCGCTTCGACGCTTATTCTCGACACCATAACCGATGCTGACGGGGCCGGTTCAAATGTCCTCATTATTGACAGAAGTGGCACCGCCCCGACAACTTGGAGTGCCTATGGTAACCTCCTTACCTATGCGCCGTCAGGATCAGCAAACCCAACCCTGAAAGTGGACGGGACCGCATCAAGCGCGGCGACGGGTATTCAGGTGACGGGCGCCGCCGCCGCCTCTGGCGCCGCCATTTCTGTCATCTCGTCTGGCACGAATGAAAACCTGACGCTTGACGCCAAGGGGTCAGGCACGATCACGCTAGGCGGCACGTCAACAGGCGCAGTCATTGTGGGCAGCGGGGCAAGCAGCATGCTCATCGGCACCACGACGGCCGGAGGTTGGCTTACCAACGCGAAGTTCGAAGCAAAACACTCGACCGGAACCGCTGCTTCTGGATGGACTACCGGCTCTGGTGGCATCAGCCTTCTTAGCCGGGTGGACAACACGGGCGGATATCTCGCCCTTTTCAGTTACACCGACTCTGTAACTGTCGGCGCCATTACGACCAACGGCACGACAACCACTTACGGCACGACTTCTGACGGGCGCCTGAAGACCAACGTATCCGACGCAGGCAGCGCCGGAGAGATTATAGACGCCATGCGCGTTCGCTCCTATGACTGGAAATCAAACGGTTCCCACGAAGACTATGGGTTCATAGCTCAGGAGCTATATCGGGTTTACCCGCTTGCCGTGGTTAAGGGTGATGACGGCGAAACCGTAACCACGCAGTGGGGGCGCGATGACGCGAAGCTTGTTCCGCTGCTGGTCAAGGAAATCCAGTCGCTTCGCAAGCGCATGGCCGCGATGGAGGCCGCGAACGACAACAAGCCCATCCAGGCCGCGTTCAAGAAGGCCAGATAATGGGGCTTCTCCCGCTTGCCATCCCGCCCGGAGTATGGCGGCAGGGCACGCTTTATCAAAGCAAGGGGCGGGCGTATGACGCCAACCTCGTTCGCTGGTATGGATCGTCTGTTGGCCCCATCAAGGGCTGGCAAACTCGCGGGGCAACAGCGGTCACAGGCAAGGCGCGCTGCGTCATTAGCTGGCGTGCGGGCGAGGCTCGATGGTCCGCTGTAGGCACGCACAGCAAGCTATATGCCATCAGCTCATCAGCGGCGTATTTCGACATCACGCCAACTGATTTTGTGGCAGGCGACGCAAGCGCATCGTTAAAGACCGGGTTCGGCTATGGCACGTTCGGCTCTGGCACCTTCGGAACCCCGC